AGATTCATCCATACCCGCCAGGCGTGCCGTGAAATCAATCTGCCAGGTTTCGGCCGGTGTGCTGATCAACGTCTGCGTTTCCGCCCCGTTGTACTCCATCAGGAATGAACGGGTTAACACGTTGCCCTGCTGGCCGCTGGCGTTCTTCACTTTGCTCTGTAACGGCGCATGAACAACCATTGCCAACTTGCCGGTGGCCTTATTGATAAGCCCAATCCAGTTAAACGAGAAATCGCCCACGTCCGCGCCCAGCGTCACCGAATACACCACAGCGTTTTGATTGACCAGACCGGTTTTTTCAACCGCCTGGCGGTAGACGATTTGTGCGGCAGGTGGCACGCCCTCGGCGCGATCAATCGGTTTGTTAACGTCCAGATTTGGCACGTTGGCAAAAACGAACTCATCCAGGACAATGGCCTGGCCGTTGGCGGCCTGCGCGGCTTTCCACTGCTCAAATGCAGTCGTAATCACGGTCTGTGACATGTTATTTCCTTATAACTTTGCGCCAAACGTGGCGGTTCCTGTTTCAACCACACCCAGGCTGGCGGGATAACAAACGTATTCGCCCTGGTTCCATCCGGCGCGAATGCGCATCCCGGACGTGGTGATCACTTCAAACTGATAACGGCGGCAGGTGCGGCCGTACTGACGGATAATCTGCAACAATAAATCTGCGTTATCTGAAATCTGGCTATCGGTCACCCGGACAATGATCACATCCCAATCAATGCCCGCCTGGCGTTCCAGCAATTCAACATAGCCAATCCCCAGGCGCTCAAAGATGGCAATAAAACCGGAAACTGAACCCGCGTCCCGTGCATTGATAAACGCGAACGCCACGCGCTTGCGAAACAATGACAGCGGTTCACCGTTAAATCGCGCAATGTCACGGTCATAGGCCAGAAGGTTTAAGAGCGGTTCGGCACAGGTCAGCGGATCAAACTGCTGTAATGGCCAGGTCACCCACTCAACAACCCCCGTCCAGAACTTCACGGCGGCTTTCAGCATCCTGGCCGGTTCGCCTCGGTTCATCCATGACGGCAATTTCAGGCTTTTCATTTTTGTGGCGAAATCAGACACCTTTCACCTCCACTTTCAGCGTGGCCAGACGCGGCACGCTCAGTTCACTGACGATATCGCCTAAGGAAAACACCAAGGATTCGATCACATCAAAATGTTTATGCAGCTCCCTGCCCAGGTTGGAAAAGGAAAAACGCGAATATGGCCAGGTGCGTTTTACGTCGTATTCTGCGTTTTGCCGGAAAGCGCTGCGGATCAGGTTGCTGACGCCGGAAATCAGCGCGGCTTTTTCCTCGCCCGTCATGTTGTCCGGGTTGGTCACGAACAGCGTGACCGTTAAACTGTGCTGCGTCTCCGGCATGGCCATGCACTGCAAATCATCGCCGTGGCCATGATGCCCTTGCGTGGTGATGTACTCATTCACTGCATCAATAAACGGCTGGGACGTTTCGCCGCTGTCTAACAACAAATAGGCGTTTGCCGTACCGGCACCGCGCGGGGCGTCATGCACAAAGAAAATGCGGTCAACGCTTAACCCCACGACGCCCGCAATCATGCTGCGGTACACCGCATCGGTGTGATAGTTGCCCACCAGGTTGAACTGATTGCGGCACCTGTCCCGTAAATCATCGTCGGATTCTTCATCCGCACCCGGCGTTAACAGCCAGTCATCCTCGTTAACGGCTTTGCTGATCCCCGTCACCGCCACCGGCAAAATGCGGTAATAGCCCGGTGCCAGGTTGTAGGCGTTCCCGGACGCCATCGCCGTGACAGGTATCAGCGCACTGGCCACGCCCGCCGCCATTGTCGTATCCACATCAACCACTACCGCATACGTCACGCCGTTAATGCGTTCGGTCTGGATAACGGTTCCGCCCGGGACGGTCACCGGCTGACTGGCGTTCTCCTTGTATAAACGGATCACCCCTTTTGCCGCGCTGGCCGGTTTAGCCGTGAGGTTTACCCCCCATGCCAGCATCCGCAACATGGCACCGCTGGCCGTGGCCAGGTACATATTGGCCAGCACCGTATTGACCAGAACATCTTTAATCCAAAGTACCGGCGTGGTCACAATGGCGGTAATGAGTCGCCAGAACGGTGACATGCGGGAGGTGTTTGTGATCATCCCTTCCGCTTTCACAATCGCCGTAAACTGCTGACCGATTTCCTCTTGAGTGACCGGCATCCCGCTTTCTTTGAGTACCGCCTCAAAATCAATGGTAGGTTTTTCACTCATAGTTCACCCCGGCTTCAATCTTGCCGAAATCATAGGTTTCCGCGGTTGCCCAAAGGCGTTTTGCAGATTCCTCCGTAATATTCACCGTGCCAGGAATAATGCGTTCATCACTTTCAATTAATAAAATCATTTGAGTGATCACATCGGCGCGTAATGTCGGGCTACGCTCTGCCACTAATAACGTGGTTAACCCGCTTTCTATAATGGCGTGGACAATATCCTGTGCAATGCTGATACGGTTATTACACAAGCCCGGTTCATTACCTGCATTCAACGTAAAATCACGCCCGGTAATAAGGAGATCGACATACAGCAAATCCGTCATTAATTTAATTCCTGCCATTCCATTAGCTCGGCCGGTGTTAATCCTTTGGAAGGATGAATATTCACGGTGCCGATTTTTTTACTGTTATCAATTGTGGTTTCCGTATTGGTATTTATTTCCTTTTTCAATCCGCCACGTTCCACACCTTTTACCGTTCCCCCCGTCAGAATATCGTTACCCATTGGCTGCGGCGGTTGCAGCACCGGATTGTTATTGCCTGCCACGCTGATTTGATTCGTCACGCCGGTAAACCCTGGCGGCACGGTCGCAGATACACCGGCCGCCGCCACAGGATTTGGTAACACGCTACCCGGTGGCATTCCCGCCAAAGCCACGGCGTTGGGCATTACGCTGCCCGGCGGCATTCCCGGCACAGGATTTGGCATCGTGCTGCCCGTTGGCACACCTTTTGGCGTAACCGACACAGGCACTTCTTTCAGCTCGATATTGACGCCGGGAATGTTATTTAACTTCTCAACAATCCAGTTGTACGTCCCGGTAAACGAGGTTTTCAGCGCATCCCACAGCTTGCTGAATACGTCCCCAATCACCCGCGCAATCTTTTCAAAGGATTGTACCGGCGAATTGATATCAAAGGATTTGACGACATCAACCCAACCGGCACGCACGATCCCGAACATTTCAATCATCGTGGTGATTGACCGATACACCAGCTCAAACGGCGTCAGGATAATGCCGATAGCCGCCGCCACAATCCGCCCGAACGTTTCGCCCGCACTGGTGACGTTAGTTAGTTGCCCTTCCGTCATTTGGATCGGGGTCAGCAGGTCACCGAACCAGCCCACCAACGTTTTTACGCCGTCCCACACCCAGCCAATTGCCCAGGCAATACCAGAAAACAGCCCTTTGAAGGGGGTCAGCGCACCGGCCGCCTGGCCGAACCCGCTGATAAATCCGCTCACAAAGGCTTTAATAGGTTGCCAGAACTTGATCACCGCAATGACCACCGCCGCAATAGCGGCCGCAATGGCCACCACCGGCGCAATCATCAGCAGGAAGGAGGCAGAACCCATGCGGGCGGCAATACTGGCGGCCAGCAACGTGGCACGCAGGCTACGCAACCCGGCACTGAATAACTGCGTCACGGCATTACTGGCCACCATCGCCAGGCGGTTAAGCCCTAACAGTCTGGCCATCGGTGCCAGCAGGCGCGTGACACCCATCATCACGAACCCGTGAACGCCCATTACGATATTGGCGATAGCCCCCACGGCCGCAAAACTCAGCAACGCCACGGTGGCATAACCGATCACGCGGGCAATGTTGGGGAACAGCCGCATCCAGCGCGTCAGCTTTTCGCCCCCGTCCGCGATTTTATTCACCAGCGGATACAGCACCGGCAACAGCGTGGAACCGATGGCGGCACGCATGGCGAACCAGATCGCCGTCAGCCTGTCCCAGGGACGGGTCATTTTCTCGGCCATTTCCGTGGCTCGTTTCATGCCGTCATTGCTGCCCAGCTCGGTGATATTGCGTTTCAGCATATCAACGTTGCCGTAAAGCTGTTTAATCACCGCCGCGCTGTCACCAAAGGCGGCATCTAATTCACCCTGTGCCTTGAGATTGCCCTCGATACTCTTACCGTATTTGCCCTGGAGTTTTTCCAGCATGGCAGGCATGGACAGCATTTTTCCCTGGGCATCCTGGAAACTCAGCCCCAGCTTTTGCGCACCGGCTGCGGCACCGCTCAGGAATCCCTCATAAGAGCCGCTCGCTTCCGTACCTAATGAGCGTTGCAACTCACCCAGGACGGCAAGCTGTTCATCCATCCCTACGCCATAGTTGGAACCGACACCCCGCGCCCCTTCCATCAGGTCTTTAATGGTGGCCATGTCCGTGCCGAACTGGTTTTTCATGTAGGCCATTTTGCCCGCCAGTTCTTCCGCGAACTGCACTTTGCCCACCTCGGCCGCGTAGCCGCTGAACTGGGTAAACATCTGCCCCATGAATTCCGACGCTTCCCCGGCCGTGCTTTTCAGCGCCTTGGCGGCGGTATTGGCCACCACGGTAATGCGGGGCAATTCGGCATTCGTCAGCCCGGCCACGGCCGCGTTGATATCCGCAGAGGATTTAACGAACTCCACCGCCGATTCCCCGTAGCGCACGCTGAATTTCAGGGCGTCGTCCGTGACCTTAGCCAGCGCATCATCATTAATGCCGCGTGCGCTGGCTTCCTGCATGGCGTCAAACATCTGAATGGCCGGATCCAATGCGGCCTTAATAGACGCCCCCACGCCCCACAACGCCGCCGCACCGATGGCCACCCGACCAAAGGCGGCCGTACTTTCCTGGGCGAACCCGCTTACAGAGGATTGCACCTGGCGAAGGGGGCGCGTCATGTTGTCAATTAAACTGAGTGTGAAATCTAAATCAGCCATTATTCGCCTTTAAATGCCAGGGCAATGCCATTTGCTACAGCTATGCGTTGATTCTCCCAATGCCTGTTATCCAGCCACACGGCGCGGGCTAAGTTTTCGGGATCGTCATTTTCTTGCGGTAAATAATGGCGGCGCAAAATCAGATATTGTTCCAGGCCATTATTTTCAATTGCGCGTACCCGCGCCGTTAGTTTTTTAGTTCAATCTCTAATTTCGGCGCGAACTGGTCATTCACGAAACTACAAATTTGCAGGGCAGAACCGGGAATTTCCAAAATGGTATCCAGCGCTTCTTTGCATTCAACGTGAACAATACGGCGCAGGTAGTTATTTGCCGGTGCCATTTTGTTATCCATCGACATTTCATTAATGAATTTGTTATAGGCGGTGGCGTTTGGTTCAAAGGTCAGCGCAGTGCCGTTTACAGTCATGTTAATTTTGCTCATTGTTTTATTTCCTTCCGTTGGTTTATTTCATCGACTAATTGATTATGACGCGCCGCACATTCTGAATATTGCGGCGTCAGTATTAATAAAGTTTCTGCAATGTCTTTACCCGTTACCCCATTAATGCGCGGGAGTTTTACCGGGCATTTGGTTAACAGATTTTCCTGATAAGGCACGCTCGGCTTTATCGACGGCGGTGTTGAACATGCTGACAAACTCAGCAGACAAGCACTCATTAATAAAAACCGGTTTAAGTATTTCCGTACGAATTTCCGTAGGCTGCGCATCGCGTAACGCCTCCAATTTTTCCTCCAGCCTGCGGCCGGATTCACTGGCCGCTTTCTCACCGGCAATCCGGGAGGCTTCCCCCGCCGCGTGTGCGGCATTACTGATCACCAACTCCACGCTATCGCTGTACCAGGCATTGACCTGCCAGCCCGCTGCGAACGCAGCCAACAACGCCAAAGCGGCAATCACCAGCTGCTTGCCCATCATTTCACCCCGTTGTGTTCCAGGCTGAAATGGTTGCCGTCCGGGCGGGTTTTGAATCGCCCCCCCCACACGCCGCCCAGGGATTCCCAATATTCACCCAGTGGTTTATAGGCTTCGGTATTGGTCTGATACTGGCCGTTAATGAACAGATTTAAATCCACGGCCAGACGCTGCGTGTGCAAGCTATTGGCAATACCCGCGCCGCTTTTGGCGTTCAGTTTGGCCTGTTCCGCCGTGCGGTAGGCTTCGCCAAAAGTCAGCCGGTAACCGTGATTGCCTGCCCACTCAATCAGTTGGGCAATCAGCTGCGTGAACAGCTGTTGTCTTTCGCTCAGTGTCATTTCAGTTTTCCTTTCCCTGGTAAATAACGACTTCCCTTTTTGCGTAGCCAGATTTCAACGGCCTGGTGGCCAGCAATCCCCAGCGCGGCACCCAATCCGGCAATAGCCAGCGGGGAAATATCCGGGATCCAAATCAGCGCCGCCGCTGCCACCATTGAGGTGGCCGAACCCAGGATAATGCGACCAAAAAACAGCTTTCCGGTCATTGGCTCACTGCTCACTAACATCTGTCCCAGGGCGATAAGTGCGCCCAACAGGATCAGGCTTAACAAACTTTTTTCGTGCTCTTGCATCCGTGCAATGTCCTTATCCGATCAGGTTGCGGGTATCTTCATCTTCCAGATACGGCACGCCGTTAATGCGCACAAACTGCGGGCTGGTGACCATGTACTTAATTTTATGGCTCAGCGTGCTGCCCCCCTTCGGATCGTTATCCAGTACGTTGCTCAACACCAACTTGCAGCCAAAGGCTTCAATCTTCAGTTCTTCATTACCGGCCTTGGCATAGAACATCAGATCCACCGGGTCAATCCCACGCCACGAACCGGCACGGCGTGCAATGGCGGTCAGCTGCGTAAGTACTTTGGAGGTGATTTCAATTTCCCCCTCGGCCGCCACATCCCCGGACACGTGGCCATCAGGTACACCCTGGGTCTGCGCCGCCGCCGTGTTGTCAGTGATATCTAAACTGACCTTTTCTATGTGAACCAGGTCACCGTCAATGCGCACATCGGTGGATTGGCCTGAAATACGTTTCATCGTTAGTTACTCCCTGTCAGGCTGGTATCCAGCAACAAGCTCACCGTGATGCCTTTCGGGCATTCATACGGACGGATCACGATATACACCGCCACTTTGGTGGCTGACTGCCAGGTGATCGTCACATCATCATCCTGCGGCGGCTTAACCTCGCCGGGGAACGTGATGCCGTTAATCTGACTGGCCACCGACATTTCACGCAGCACCTTGGCAAAATATGCCTGGTGGGCGGCAATGCTTGACGGCGTACTGTTTAACGAGCGGTCTGCGATTTTGGCTATCGCCTGCAAACGCACGCGACGGGCGGCTTTATCGGCAATACGCAGGTACTCAATGGCCTGGTAATCACCCCCTTCCGCGTCCAGCGTCAGCCCATCCGCCCAGTAATACCCGTCATAATCGGGATACCACATCGGCACGCTAAAACGCTGCGCCTGCAAGGCTTGCAGGGTAGCCAGATCCAGCGCAGCCCCTTTGCCGTCCACCGGCATTTCATCACTGCCCAGGGATACCAGCGCACCGGTTTTCACCCGCGCCGGACTGTCAGCCACGGTCACCGCGCGGCTGCACAGACGGCCAGCCAGCACGCCAGGCTCATTACCAAACAAACGCGGCACAAGCTGCACGGACGGGGCAGAAATCTGCTCCTGCAAGGCCACCATGCGAACCAAATATTCCGCCCAATCTTCCTCGGCCTGCGGTGCCTGCACGGAAAGGATGAACCAGTTCCAGCGGGAATAACTGGCCAGTAATTTGGCACGCAGTTCCGCCGCTTTGTTGATGGGCGTTTTCGTGGCGATATCGTCCAGCAACACCACACCCTCAACAGAGCAAAGGGATTGCGCAGCCAGCACCGCATCCGCCCAGGCATTTTCCCCGGCATCCTCTGCCAGCACATGCACGTAACCGCTCCAGTTGGATCCGGCGTTAAGCATGGCCGTGTTCACGTTACTTTTTAAAACGCTGTCTTGTGCGCCCAGCAGCGCATCAAAATCACTTTGGGTATTCACCGCCAGCGTCTTACCGGCGTTGATTGTCCCCGTACCGACATAGAGCAACACGCGCTCAATCTCGTTTGTTTCACCCTGTAGCTGATTGACCTGATTTACATCGACCGTTGGCCACGCCATAACTTCCCCTTAGTATCCTGCGTCTGCGCCATACCCGATGCCCTGGAGTTGCCGCACTAACGCTTTATTAAAATCGTCTTCCGTGATGCCCAGGAAAGGACGTGATGAAACTTCGACTGACCAGGACGCTTTTGCCGCTTTCCCCGATAATGTCCGGATCAACAGCCCGGCTTTGGCCATCGTCATACCTTCCTGAATTTCTTTAAACGGCGGCTTTCGCCAGCGCTTACCCTTTTTCACTTTGTACCCCAGCGCCCGCAGGCGTTTGGCCTGCCGCTGACTGGCGGGCAAATTTTCCGCCCTGCCTTTGCGTTCAACCTGGCGACGGCTGACCGTCACATTCATGCCGTTTTGCTGGGCGTAACCCACCGTTCCCGCCGCCACGGTCTTTTTGCCGTTGCGATAACCGCCGCCACTCAGGTAAATCCTTACCCCGTCGATTTCCGGCATTTCCCGGATATGCAGCAGCTTTGGCATATTGCGCAGCATCTTGCCTTTGCGCTTTGTCTGGCGTCCCTGCCATTTCTGGCCATCCGGGGCGGCCTGATTTCTGACGTTACGTTTTGCTGCCGGGATCAATCCGTATTTCCCCAGCCGCCACATCAGCCGTTTACGCTTGGCCGGTGGCAATTCCAGGCTGTCCAGCTGTTTGCGCACTGCATTGAGTTGCGCCGGGTCTAACTCGCCCCGGACAATCATTTTTCACTGCCCAGCGGCGCGCCCTGTTCATCAACGCCATACACCACGGCTTCACTGGCAAACCAAACTGTGGGATCAGCAAGCCGCCATTGCTCCCCATCCAGGGGAATATTGCCGTTGTCGTCCTTCACCAGGTTTAACGCCTCCACCATCGGTAACGTGACAACCACCACGGCGGTTTCCTCATCCACCAGATCGATATCAAAATCAGGTAACTCGGTGTCTATGCCGAATTCTTCAAACAGTTCCCGGTCTGACTCCATCAGCCACACCAGCAGCAGCGCCGCCAGGTTGCGCGGGTCATACAGCCGGTACGGGAATCTGTCCCAGGCTAAAACCGCGTTGTAGCGGATCACCGCCAGGCGGTACTGTTCCAGCCCTAAATCTCGCTGCGCGGGGATAAAACTCAGCTCATCCATATAGCTGGAAAAACCAGCCCCCTTGAACGTCCTGGCGGGCATACTTTTGGTGATGAACGTACTCAGCGCATCTAACTGGCTCATATTTTCCTTACCGTCACGCGGCGCAATCCTTTGATTGCCCGGATGATGATCGAACCCTCAGCCAGTAACCCGGCGCGGGTTTCCGCGCTTTCCTGTCCTGGGTGCGACTCCCTGCGCCCCTGGCTTGCGAACTCAGGGATCAAATCGGCCTTTGCGCGGGCAAACACTGCTTTTTTATAACGAGCACAAAGCAGGTTTTCGCCAGGGCGACCGATACCCGGCACCGCGCTGGCCTGGCCAAATCCCTTGGCCAAATACCCATCCTTGACGGTCTGCAACAGGTCATTCACTTCCCCGGCCGCCGTCAGTAACGCCTCGGCTACTGTCCCGGCGTCTACATCAGCGGGGATGCTGCGCTGTTCCTGGAAATCCGCCAGATTCAAATCTGGCCAAAATCCGTCATTCGTTAACGGTTCATCCTGGTAATCGATCGGCGTTCCGCTAAACATTAAAAATTTCTCCGTAAGAAACGGGCAGACCGGGATCCACGGTACATAACCCAAGGGTATTACCTTCCCCGCGCCCGTTCCGGCTTGCGGTAGTCTTTACTGAACCGGCATTACCGGCTGAACTTCAGATTCATCAAACCAGCGATCAACGGCGCGGCCATCAGCTGCCCGGTAATGAATCAAATAAGCAGGGCAATTGTTGAGGTACTCGGCACGGCCTTTAACGTGCCCCATTTCACCGCTGACAGAAATCTTTACCGTCTGACCTAAGCCGTGTTTAAAACTCATTTCTTAGCTCCTGATTGTTTTCCTAAATAACGGACGCGAGCGGCAATTTGTTTGCGCATCGTTCCCACGCCACACTGTGAATGCAGCTTTTCGGCCGTGGCCAGCAGAGCGTCCACGCTCTGCAACAGCCCCACATCCTCGGTGGCCGTGGCACGTGGTACGCCTTCCTCGTCAAACAGCTGACGCATACCGGCGAACTTGAACCACTTGGCCTGGATCACTTCATACAGCTCCCACTTTTCCGCCACATCGGTAAACGTGCGGGAAAAATAAGGCTCAATAGGTTGGCCATCCCTGGCCTGTACTTCCGCCCATTTCAGAACGGTATCCGCCACAAAGGTGGGGAAATTGCTTTTCAACTCTGGCGGGGTTTCCTGCCCCTGCGCGATGGCGATATCCGCCAGATCAAGCGCGGCGTCCATGTCGCCTACGTCAAAAAGCCAAATCACACACCATGCCAGGATTGGATTGCGGTACACCCCCCCGCCATCCAGGTACTTTTCTACGGTGGGCATCCATTTTGGTAATAATTCATCACGCTTTAACGCCACCTTTTGCGCCAATGTCAGCCCGTGCAACATATCCACATCGTTGGCCAGCGCCGCACTCAGAACGTGCAAGCTGTCTGCCCCTTCCAGTGCCTGGCGTTGCTTTAACTTCGTTTGCGCCGCTATGCGGGCATTGTGTCGCTGCGCGGGTGACAGGCTCATGTTTACTCTCCGCCTACGGGTTCGGATGGCTCGGCAACGGTGCCGATGGTCACGGCGGATTCATCGATCGCCGCATACAGTTCCGGGTATTCCACCGCGTAACCTTCATTGCGCAGGTACTTGTTTTCGTACTGCTTACGGTCTTCAACAAACTCCGCTTTACGCTGGCGGGTGTTACGCTGCGTATAGATGTGCAGGTTAGCGAGCGTGGTCACCACCATGCGTTTGCCCGGCATAAATGGCGGGATAATCGCCTGACGTCCGGCAATGGAGTCCTGCAACATCTGCGCGGCGATTTTTTCGCTTGGACGGTCAGCCGCCTGATACAGGCGATACTGTTCAGCCGCCACCAGGTCAGCACCCACCAGCACAACCAGGCGTGGATCGTTGCGGTATTCCTGCGGAATTTTGGCGTTGATAAGGTCTGACGCCATCGCATCCAGTGACTTGTAATCACCGTTCTGATCCAGCGTGACCGCATCTGTCATGATTTGTTTTTCGCGAATTTTGCGAACAATTTCATGCCAACCAATATTCACATCTTCGCCGTTCGGGTTTTCTTCGTAATTGGTAGATGTCGCCACAGACTTACCGTTAAAGCCGATACGCAACATATCCAGGGCAAAGGTCTGTGTGGTAAACGCGGTGACACGCTGGAAAAATTCTTCCTCAGAACCGGCATTTGCCCAGATGGAAAGCAGATCCCAACGCAGCGCAGCACATGAATCCGTTTCGACCAGCTTGTACTCATTACCTGAAACGCCAACGTTGCGACGGAAACGCCCATCAGCAATACGGCCGGTATGCAGACCAGACGCGCCTACGCTCACCACCTGGCCAGAAAGCTGGTCAACATCAGCCACGGTGATCCAGTTCAGGAAATCCGAACTTTCCAGCAGCGCATCACGCAGCTGCGTTTCCTTCGGATCAGACAGAGAGAAGTAATTTTTTTCCTCGCCACCGTCCAGACCGTTAGCCGCCGCAAGTCCCGCGCCGAACTGCTTTAAAAAGCCACGCGCTTTTGCATTTAAAATCATTATTTATTCATCCTTAATCGCTACTCAGCGGTTAATGTTTTTCCCTGGCGAAAGCCTGATAAATGCTTACAAGAACTGGAACGGTTTACGGGAACCTTTCGGATTCTTATTCGGCAACGTGGTTACCTTTTTATCCAGCTTGCTGAAGTTATTTACGATATTCGGCAAGTTATCGCGCAGACGCGCAAACTCTTCGGTATCCACCACTTCTTTCACGGTTTCAACATCGGTCTGGATATCTTCAACCGTTGTATCCGTTGCTTCCGTTTTTGTTTCCAGCGCAGCGACGCGGTTTTCAAGAGCGGCTAATGCTTCGGCCATTGCCTGTAATTTATCGCCATCCTGCGGTGTTTCATCCGGCGTTTGGCTTTCGTCTTCAATACTGAAAAGACTGCGCCATTTCGATTTATTCTTATCCTTCCCTGCCATGTTAATATCCTTGATTTCGTTAATTACCAGCGGCGTGCTATTACCAATAAAGTAATTATCTTTCCGCTTATTAAATCGCATTCGCGTAGTGCCTACGCTTGCGGGTTCATCTGTAACACCCAGCCCTTCCAGATAATAACGGCCGGTGCCGCGAAAGTTGCCATCGGGCGTTAATTCAACAGAAGTAAATAAAAGCTTTCCGTTTCGGTTTGCCTGTACCAGTTCAGTGGAAGGACACAACCTTGCATAGAGCTTTACTAATCCTGAATCATCTTCGCTTGCCTCAACTTCCAGCACCTCACCGGCATTACCACACCAACGCTCATGCTCAGGCCACAGCAGTGCGGTATACATATTTTTTGGGTCATACGTTTCCGCCGCGTCTATTAACATTTCCCTGGTTAAAAAACGCTTATCAACCGTTTCCCCTTCGGTTGCGATACAAAGCCAATTCGTCATTAAATGTGAATCTGACATACCGGAATTAACCTCCGTTGTTTCCGTGAATTGCAGTATCGCTAATTTATAATAAATTCGCAGCAAGTGAGATTCGGATATAACCCCATATCCGAATGTACCAGAAAGAAATATCACTCCATGCCACGCATAATGATTGCATGGCTAAATACACAGACGAACTAAAAGACGTTGCCCGCGCTTTATATTTGCGCCGCGCCACGCCAAAGGAAATTGCTCAGGATTTAAATCTGCCGAATTCGCGGATCATTTACTACTGGGCGCAAAAAGGGAATTGGGCTGATTTACTCAGCCATGAATCAACAGAGGAAGCCATAGAACGCCGTTACCAATTATTAGTTGGCCGGGACAAAAAAACAGAGCTGGAATTAAAAGAGATTGATTTGCTGATTACGCACGCCGTGAAATTGCGTGCGCAGACAAATAAGCATAAGGAAAAAATGGCCGCCGCCAAATCTGGCAACCAGGGAGGATATGACAGCCAGGGCGGGAACGGTGACGGCACAGAGCCGGTGAAGAAGCGTAAATATAAGAAAAACGATATCTCAGGCATGACGCAGGATGATTTTGACGCTTTCGCAGAGGAACATTTATTCGGCTATCAGAAGCACCTGCGCAACAACCTGGCACAGCAGATCAGGAACATCCTGAAAAGCCGCCAGATTGGTGCCACCTGGTACTTTGCTTTTGAGGCATTTGAAAATGCGGTCATGACCGGCGACCCGCAAATTTTCCTTTCAGCTTCCAAAGCCCAGGCGGAGGTGTTCCGCTCTTACATCGTCAACATCGCAGAGCAGTATTTCGGCATCACGCTGACCGGCAACCCGATCAGACTAAGCAACGGCGCAGAGCTGCGCTTTCTGTCCACCAATAAAAACACCGCGCAGTCTTACAGTGGCCATTTGTACTGCGACGAATACTTTTGGGTGCCGAACTTCGCCAAGCTTAACGAGGTGGCCAGCGCAATGGCCACACACGACCATTGGCGAACCACCTATTTTTCAACGCCCAGCGCCAAAACGCACCAGGCTTACCCCTTCTGGACAGGGGAAGAATGGAAGCAGGGAGACAAAGAACGCCAAACCGCCGTTTTCCCATCCTTTGATGAAATGCGCAACGGTGGCCGACTCTGCCCGGATGGACAGTGGCGGTACATCATTACGATGGAAGACGCGATCAGGAGCGGATTTAACCTGGCCAGCATCGAGAAGCTGCGCAACCGCTACAACCGTGACACGTTCAACATGCTGTATATGTGCGTGTTCGTGGACAGTAAAGACAGCGTTTTCAAATTCAGTGACCTGGAAATCTGCGGCGTGGACGTGGCCGACTGGCAAGACCATGCCCCCAACGCCGAACGGCCGTTCGGCAACCGTGAAGTATGGGGAGGGTTTGACCCGGCGCGTTCCGGCGACACGTCCACGTTTGCCATCGTTGCCCCGCCGCTTTATGCGGTGGAAAAATTCCGCGTGCTCTGCCTTTTTCACTGGAAAGGGATGAATTTCGCGTACCAGGCTGCGCAGATCAAAAAGCTGTTCGGGAAGTACAACATGACTTACATCGGCGTGGACGTGACCGGCATTGGCCGGGGCGTATTTGAGCTGATTGAACATTTTGCCCTGCGTGAGGCTGTGGCCATTCACTACGGCATGGAAACCAAAACGCGCCTGGTCTTAAAGATGATCGACGTCATCGGCGCAAAACGCCTGGAATGGAACAAAGACAACCGGGAAATTGCCGCGTCTTTCCTGTCCATCCGGCACACCAGCACGGCCAGCGGCAACGCCATGACGTTCAAAGCCGATCGTACGGTTGAAACCGGCCACGCCGATGCCTTTTGGGCAATCGCGCACGCCATCATTAACGAGCCGATCAACTTTGAGCATAAGCGTAAATCTAAATGGAACTTAGGGAAAAAAGCAGCATGAGCAAACGCAAACCAGCCCGCCAGGCAAAGAAAGAACAGCCTGACCGCAGCAAGAAAATGAGCATCATCAGCATGGGGCGGCCGGAACCCATTCTGACCACCGGCACCAATTACCGGGATATCTGGTATGACAATGAATTCGATCACTACACCCTGCCGATTGACCGGCTGGCACTGGTTCAACTGACCAACCTCAACAGCCAGCACGGCGGCGTAATTTATGCCCGCCATAATATGGTGGCATCGGATTACCTGGGCGGCGGCCTGACGCATGAGCAGCTGCGCGGCGGCGTATTCGATTATTTATCCTGCGGTGACCTGGCCATTTTGAAAGTGCGTTCGGGATGGGGGGACGTGGTGGACTTGCTGCCGCTGCCGTCGCTGTATCTGCGCGTGCGTAAAACAGGGGAATTTGTGGTTTTGCAAGACGGTGAACCGCTGGTGTACAGCCCGGATGATGTAATTTTCATGAAACAGTACGACCCGCAGCAGCAGATTTACGGCCTGCCGGATTACATCAGCGGCATCCACTCGGCACTGCTCAACAGTGAGGCAACCATTTTCCGCCGTCGTTACTACCACAACGGGGCGCACACCGGGGGCATCATCTATACCAATGACGCAAACCTGACGGATGAAGTAGAAGACGAAATTGCCGAACGACTGGAAAGCAGCAAAGGGATCGGCAACTTTTCCACCATTTTTGTGAACATTCCAGGGGGTAACGAAAAGGCGATCCAGTTTATTCCTGTGGGGGATATCGGGGCGAACGACGAATTCAACAACGTGAAGAACATCAGCGCACAAGATGTACTGAACGCGCACCGGTTCCCGGCTGGCCTGGCGGGCATTATTCCGCAAAATACAGCCGGTCTACCTGATCCGGAAAAATCCCGGACAACGTATCGAAAGGATGAAGTCATTCCGTTGCAGCGCATGATCATGAATGCGGTAAACAGTGACCCGGAAATTCCGGTTCATCTGCGGCTTAACTTCGCCTTTGACACAACATCAGAGGGTGAAAAATGAGCCGCAAAAGGCTAAAATCACGGGGTAATCAATTCCCTGGAGCCTACAATATGCGCGTGTCGAAAGTGATTTGTACCGCATGTAATTCAAACGCCGTGATCAAGAAAACGGTACGCAAGCATAGGGAACTTTCAGACCTGTATTGCAGTTGCACAAATATTGAATGCGGCCATACGTTTAAAATGCATTTGTCATTTGCCAGCACCATTAGCCCAAGCGCGATTTCTCAGGAAGAAATGGTTAAAAGCGTCGCCAATGCACTAACTGCCGATGGCCGCCAAATGATGCTTTCGCTACTGCAACAAGCCTGAATCACTGCCCCCGTTTTGGGGGTTTTTCTTTTCTGCCTGCCGCAGATTTTTCAACAACTCAGCATTCAACTCAGCTAACCAACCCAGTGCTAACGATTTTTCTTCCTGATCACAGTCCCCAACAGCGACCAACCTCGAAAACAAAGCCATCCGTTGCACAGCGATTTCCTCAAAAAATAAATCCTGCATCCCCCAATCTCCTTAATCATTTACTGTATGAATGTACAGTATCGCAAACTGTTACAGAATAAAAGCAAACTGCGCGTGCTTTTGCGAGTTTTCAGCTTGCATTAAATCCCCAACGCCTCAAATGCCCGGTTAACGGCATCACTCTGATCCACCTGCAAAACAAGACCATCGGCACATACCCAGCACATGCCTGGGGAATCAAATGACTCGCTTTCAGGCGTGATGACTTCCCCGCACTCCCTGCAATATTGCTTTTTGCGCCTCACTACCAGCCGGTTGCCCTCTAATTTCATTTCTGTTTCCCGATCCAGCGGCACAATATTGCCCCTGACCAGCGCTTTGGCCATCTGGCCAGCATCCTGGGACTGAATACCGATGCCCTTTTTCAACTCGGTGATCGTACTTTGAGTACAGTTATTGACAGAACTCCAAGGGGCGGCGATGCCGCCAGGAAAAGCAGCCTCCGCTGCGCTGTCGGCCAACTTCGGGACAATCGCCCATTTGACCAGGCGCGTTAAAATCTCTGATTCCTGACCAGCTAACGGCGAATAAACCCCCTGTATACGCTGAACGGCTTCCCCGTATTCATTGCCGCACTCGGTGATTTCATACATCAGGCGCACAACCAGATCACGACGCGCCACCAACGCACCGCCCTGCGCCTGGGTGTACGATGCCCAGCACCCCACATCAGCCGCAGCCAGCACCGCATCCATAGATTTATTTTCAAGGGTGATATCACGCATACGGCGCAGCTCACGCCAGACCGTTACCGGCGCACCGCCGATTTGCTGAAACTGACGGATCCGCCAGCGGCTTGCCCAGGCAGATACCGCCTTGGCCATGTCTTTCAAATTTTCGCCGGTTTCGTCGTCGGCTTCGCCGTCCAGGGCGTAACCGTCGATATTTTTGGAAATGTATTTGGCAATGTAGCCGGTTGCACTGCCCTTCTCTGGATCGATAGGTTCAACGTGAAAACGCGCCTTAAGCGCGTATGCAGATTGCAGTTCTTCGGAATCCTCAAGGCGGGAGTAGTAACAGAGAATATCCCGCACCTCGGCCACGTCAGACGGGCGCATAAACAGCAACATATGCCAGTGCGGCGTCCCGTCGTGGTGCGGTTCGACTACGCGAAAACCAAAGACATGGATCCCGGCGCGGGAAAACGCAGCGCGGGCTTTTGCCCACACTCCGCAAAGGTATTTTTGCGTTTGCTGCGGGCTTGCTGCGTTCCACTGAGAAACGAACCCGCCCTTACTATGCACGGCGTGATATTTTGACGGCGCGGTGATCGTGTAAAACTCTCCGGCCATACCCATTTCAGTGGCTAAATCTTCAAACCCGCGCATACGAACCATCAGTTCACAGCGACGTTTTGCCGGGTTGGCGTTGCTACCGTCCACCATGTCAGCCAGGGAAATACGCTCCCCTGTTTCCTGGTTTTCCAGATCACACGATTTAAAAAACTCCCGGTTACGTTTCTTTTGCTCCACCCATTCCCCTTGCGTGGAACGGCTGACATACGCCGATGCTGCCTTTTGCACTTGCCCCACGGCAATGGCCATATGTTCACGCAGCAGATCACGGCTTCGTTTCAACTTACCGCGCCACCATTCCGGTGCCATCATCCGCAGTAAACCCGACTCAGCATTACGCGCCGTGAAATTGTTGCCTGCTTTGAAGGTATGCCAATAAGGCGGCGTGATACTGAACTGGTTCACTAGCTCAGCCAAATGACGGTAAGCAGCTGTTGCACGCCATTCTAATTCTTCGGGTGATTTGGAATCTTCCAGGAAAGCCATGCGAATGAAATCATTGAAGCACTCGGCCATAAAATCTGCGATACGGTGCGCCAAGTTGCGCACGTCGTCACGATCGTAACCTGGGAGTTTTTCCATATCCTTGGCAAACGGGATATGCACACCGCCTGCACCCTGGAAATTAGTTGAATATTGCTGTCGAACTTTGCGCAGACGTGGCAATACATTTTTACCTAATGTTGTGCGTAAAAATGTATTGGCACGGCGGCGGCCATGCTGGCCAGCCTCCATTAATTTGCTGTAACGATCGCCAAAATAACGCGCTAAGAAATTTGGCATTTCTGCCAAATACTCAGCACGCCAGGCGTGATCGTCTTTGTTGATATGCCATAACTGGCGTTCAGTAAGGCTAATCCCAGAAGGTGCGCCAGGGGCAAATTGCTCTTGCTGCCACTGGCGGGTTTCATGATGCTGGCCGTTAACGAAAGACTCCATTCAGCAATCCCACGCCACGGTTGCAATCACCTCCTGGGCAGATTTGATGCTGCCGGCCGCCGCTCCGATACTGCGCGGCGCGGTGATTTTATTGATGGCAAAATCTTTATAGAGATAACGCACCATATCTGTATCACTGTTAGAAATGACCACCGGCACGCCACGGCCAGCCAAACGGCGTGCGCTCCTGGCTAACCTGCCATGTTCTTCGTGCCCGAATCCGTCGGAGTGATAAGCGGTGAAATTGGCTGTTTCTGTGAGGTACGGCGGATCACAATAAACCACATCCCCAGATTGCGCGGCTTTCAATGCCTCGCTGTAGTTCCCACAAAGGAACGTGGCCAGCTTGGCTTTTTCAGCGAATGCCAGAATTTCAGCTCTTGGAAAGTACGGCTTTTTGTATTTGCCGAAAGGAACGTTGAATTCGCCCTTTTTGTTGTACCGACATAACCCGTTAAAACAATGACGGTTGAGGTAGAGAAAAAGCGGGGCGCGGTCTTTATCACCGGCTGGCTTGGAATTAAATGCAAAACGTAAACGGTAATATTCCGCCTCAGTATTCCCCGTTTCAAATAACGCCTCAGCCGCCTGGATAAAAGCGGCCGGTTGCTCTGCAATCAGCTTGTACATATCGATCAGATCGCGGTTTGCATCAGCAATAAAGTAAGCCGGGTAGTCAGTATTCATCATCACTGCGCATGAACCGGCGAACGGTTCAACAAGACGCTGGCCAGCGGGTAAATGACGCTTCAAAACCTCAATAATGCGAACCTTGGATCCCGCCCATTTCAGTACCGTTCTCATTAGAGGTTTCTCCACCCATGTTGCTCAGACCATTGAGGTGGGGTGTGTGACCTTTGCACTGCAATAGACAACATCACCCAATTGTTGAGTTCATCCATATCAAAGAAATGCCCCATATCAAGGCAATGTGTAACGAGCGCATAGGAATAACGGCCTGTATATTCTTCGCCATCCCATTCACGCAGCCACAGCACATCCTCCGTCTTAAAATGCCGATCATTAATTCTTAACTCGGCTTTCTTTACCCCTATCGCCACCGCGTTGTAATGGCGGGCATGAATCTTCAATTCATGAAGTACACTCATTTCCCTGCCTCCGCTTGGCGTGCAAACTGTTCAGATTCTTCGCGCAACAGCTCAACGATTTCAGCGGCGCTAAAACCTTCGTTCGCAATATGAGAAGCCAGGCGATCCAGGCGGCCGGAATATTTCACGGCGGCATCAGCCATTGCCTCAGCGCGTGCGCCTTTAATCAATATTACGGTTTGGTCACCGGCAGCTTTTGCGGCATCCCATCCACACCAAAGCGCTGGAAGTTGGTTGCGGTCATTACGTTTCATCTGCATGGCATAACTCCAAATTTAGGCAGCAAGAAACCCCGGCAACCTAATGGAAGCCGTAGGCGTTCAGGGGATTAATTAATGGAAACTAAGCGGGGAAATCGTTGTTTCGTATTTTTTAGGGAGCGGCGCAAGCGGTGACAGGTTAAGCGCACCCATGCCGTGCAATTCCTTGGTCGTATTAAACCAAGTACTGATCAGCGCATGAGCATGACCCTGCCCCAAAGAACCGGCCAAAAAATAAAGGGCGCGAATGCTGGCCATTGTTTCCACTTGTTCGACCAAGGTTTCAGACTCTCGATAGGCGCGTACCCAAAACGCAGCATTGGCCGCAAACCATTGGTGCGGGTTATCAAGATGAACCGTGTCATTGAACATGAAAGGCGTCAGCGCAACGCGGCCTTTTGACACGTGGCATTTACTCAGGAATAAACGGCTGTAATTGAACTTAACGCCAAAAGTTGCGAATGACTCGATCAAACCAATTTCGTCTACGGTGATAATTTTCATACTTCCCTCAGTGCATCGGATTTGAAATTTTTTGTTCGTCAGCTCGACGGCTAACACTACAAACAACCACGCCTTTGAAATCTTCCGGCGTCAGTGAACGGGTTTGTTGCTGCATTTTTCTGACCTTCAAAACGCCCTGCCACAGTGCGATTTTTTCCGCCTCGGTCAAATCGTCCCAGGCGCATTTCACATGGCGGCTTTTCAGCTGGGATAAGAAACAGAGATCGCGGCGTTCATCCTCTGGAAGATTTTCCCAATAATGTTTCACCCGGTTTTCAGTGCCTGAAATCATCTTTCTGGCTTCACTAATCCATTTCGGTAATTGCTGTTCCACGCTTACCCCCTTAATCCCATCAGGCGGAACCACCAAGGGCGGCGCTTAATCTTCACCATCGGGTGACGCTGATCACTTAGAAACGCCACTTTGCTTGCGGCCGGTTGCCAGCGCTGACCGTTTGGCAGTTCAAGCCAACCGTGGCCATAGCTTTGCAGTTGAGCCGTTGGCGATTGTTGCTTTAATAGTTGTGCGAAAACTTTCATCGAATAGCCTCAGTTCAGGCCAGGCATGACGCCGCATGAACTGATTACGTCCATTGCGGATGCCAGCACAGGCGTGGTGTGAAAACGCGACTCAACAGACACAACGAGCAAGGACAGATCGCGGATCGCCTGATTGGCTCGGTCTAAAATGGCGTTTCTACGTGATTGCGTCATAGGCGCGGGGGAAATGGCCTCACCGGCAATAACACCGATTGCGGCCGTAGCACTCAGAGCGTGCATCGGTAAATTATTTGGCTTCGCCTCATTCACCGGCACAGCAGGCAAGCATTTCAGCTGTGCCAGCAAACCGTCCAGAACCGCCGAATCATCAGTGATATCTGTCAGTAAGATCAGCTCGTTTACCGTTAAACGGTGCGGCTGGTCTGGATTCAGCTTGTTGCGTAATACCTGTGCAGAAACCCCCATATCAGCGGCAAGTTCAGCCAGATTGTGAGTCTGAGAGAAGCGGCGACAAGCTGTATCCAAATGGGGATGTATGGATGTTTGATAATCAAACATAGTTACGCCTCTTTTTTAGCGGCAAACTTATCCCAACCAACAACCTTGATCGCAACGTCGGTACATCCCATTGCCTTAAGTTGTTGTAATTTATAGTCGTAATACTTGATTTGAATTTTTCCGCCTGCCTTGGTTTTACCCTTGGCGATTTTCTTTGGAATGATTTTCAATTTCCCGAATTCTTTCCATTTATAAACGGTATGTATGGACATGCTTTCCAAAGCAGCAAATTGGTCTGGAAACACCCACAGGCTCGGAATCTCGATTGAAATAGTTTCAGCCATCGTGCAATATCCCTTGTTTTCTTCGTATTAGTTCGCATCTGTTAGCGTTTCTTGGCATAGAACCGCAAACACTCGTATTTGAGAGCGTTTAATTTATAACGACTCAGATACGAACAGTCAATCTATTTATTCGTATGTGAGAGCAAACATGTTTGAAACTGGTGGGATTAAGGCCATTGACCGGATGATGGAAGCATATGGATTTCGTTTCAAAAATGACCTGTGTCGTCATGTTGAAATCGCATCCAGCACATTGGCAACTTGGATAAAACGGGACTATTTTCCTGCGCATTTAGTTATTCGCTGCGCTCTTGAAACAGGAGTTTCTTTGGAGTGGTTAGCTACTGGGGAAGGTGTTAAATACGAGCACACAAAATCTGATATCGCCCGCCTTGAAAGCTATTTACTGGAAGATGGTGAACTCAAACAATCTGGTTATATGATGTTTGATAAGGTTTTTCTTCCCAACAATCTTGCAGCACCTCATGTCGTTCGCAGTGAATCAAAAACATACATTGTCGATAAGAAGGGCAGCGAATTTTCAGACGGGGAATGGTTAGTCAACATCGAAGGAAAATACAGCATTCGAGAACTGGCCTTTATCCCCGTGAAAAAAGTTCGCGTTCAAGGTGGTGGCGTGCCATTTGACTGCAACATAGACGATATAAAAATCATTGCCAAAGTGGCTGGCACGTTTAGCAAGGCTTAAGTTATGGCGATCAGAAAGCAACAGGATGGGCAATGGCTTTGTGAATGCTATCCCAGCGGACGTAAAGGGAAGCGCGTTAGAAAATTATTCGCTACGAAAGGCGAGGCGGCCGCTTTCGAAACCTTCACAATGGAAGAAGCGAGCAGTAAACCGTGGATGGGAGAAAAAGCGGATAGGCGAAAGCTTTCTGATTTGATCAAGCTCTGGGATTCCCTCTATGGTCAAACCCTGGCCGATCCCAAACGAATGAACGCAAAATTAAAAGTTATCTGCGACGCACTCGGCGACCCAATAGCAACAGAAATAACAGCAGCAGATTTTTCAAAGTACCGTGAAAAAAGATTGAAAGGTGAAGTAATCACCAAGGAAGGAGTAGCACTTCCAGCAGTTAAACCACGGACGATAAATCTTGAACAGCTCAATCTATCGGCTGTTTTTGGCACACTTCGCAAGCTTGGACATTGGACTGCGCCGAACCCGTTAGCCGGACTACCACTTTTTCGAATTCATGAGACAGAGCTTACATTTCTGGAAGACGTTGAAATAAAGCGTCTGTTAGATGCCTGTGAGGAGTCTTTGAATCCAGACCTTATAAAGGTGGCGAAAATTTGCCTTTCAACTGGGGCACGATGGAGTGAAGCGGAGAAGTTAGAAGGACAGCAGATTACAAAGTATCGGATCATCTTCATCAAAACCAAAGGTAAAAAAAACCGAACTGTTCCTATAACAAAAGAGCTATACGACGAAATACCTAAAAAACGCGGTGCAATTTTCTCACCCTGCCGTAAAGCGTTTGAGAGAGCCGTTAGGAGAGCAGGCATTATTTTGCCGGAAGGGCAATGCACGCATGTGCTGCGTCACACCTTTGCGAGCCACTTTATGATGAATGGCGGAAACATCTTAGTTCTTAGAGATATCCTAGGCCATGCAGACATTAAAATGACCATGGTATACGCACATTTCGCTCTGGAACATCTGGAAGACGCAACAACAAAAAACCCCCTTGCCAACCTGAACTGGCATAGCAAAAGTGGCGACAAAGTGGCGACACACGATACAAAAGACGACTAAGCAACACTAAGAGATACAAATCAACTCATTGATTAATAACATAAATACATAGAAATCAATGCAGAGTTAAAAATGTAGTAATTTCGGACGGGGGTTCAAATCCCCCCAGCTCCACCAAATTCTTGGTTGATGGTTACCAGAGCCATCCAACGAAGTCCTGGAAGCCCGCAAGGCGTAAGCCCTGCGGGCTTTTTTGTGCCTCCAATTTGTCCTGGTAACTCTGAAAAAAGGGGCTGCCGATGTGAATTCATTATTGAGCTGTTCAAGAAATAGCGGAATGTCAGGATTTTCTTAGTCCAACATGGATCACGCTGATTTCCACAGCGTAATTTGTACGTAACAGGGTAAGGCTCCACGTACACCGTCGAAGCTTTAAATAAAAAAACGTAAGCATCTTTAAGGCTGATTTAAATTAAAACAATCATGTTAAGTACTTTGGCTTTCAATATAAAACCGAGAAGACAAAAATACTCACTAAAACGACCACATCTCTAATCCTCCTGCATCCAAACCAATATGATTCAGGAGAACAAGCTATGACATCATCTAATGCAAAGTTTTTACCCCTACCCGCTGTCTCGAGCGTAAACAGTCATTCCAGGCCCACAATTTATGACCGGATGAACACAATAATTTCCCCGCGTTGCCCCAACGTTTCCAAGACCAAGGCCTTTAGGGAGTCAGTGGTTTGCATTGGTAGAGGCTCATAGTGAGCTTAGTTCCTGTCCCAATCACCAATAATTATATTTAATTATAATTGACACTAAAAACATTTATTTAAATGATGAATATATCTTTATTGTTTAAATACATATGGGTAAGTTTGATTTATTTGTTCTTAATATATAATTAAATACTATGCAGACAATGTAAATGATATAAAGACGCGTATTTTTTTGCATCCCTCGTGAATAACGAGTTTATGGACAAATTTGGAAGCTATTTATGCGCTTAAATAAATTAACTGCGGCAATCCTGTTTTCAGCTATTGGATTCCCGATAATTTCGTCAGCTGCCACCGTGGCGGGAAATGACGAGACGAACACCTTCTCAGGCCTCGATTACTCGATGATGATCACCAAAGATGGTGGTCACACCTGGACTGCGTATACCGAAGCATCGCAAAACAACTTCCCTGGTACTGTTTTAGCAGAAGTCGCGCCGAAACAAGAACTGGCTATTATCTCCGAAGACTACGATCCGAACCGCACCTATAAAGGCGGTGATACCGTTCGCTTCCTGGGATACTACTGGACTGCACAATGGTGGGTTGATCAGGGTATCAGCCCGGGCACCGATCCGGTTTGGAAATCCGGCGATGCCATCAATATCAAACCTTACGCCACCTTCCAGTTCACGCCGTATACCGGCCAGAACGCAATCGATCTGCAGACCCGTGAAAAGGCTCGCGTAGCTGCTGAGCGTAAAGTGATTGGCTACTTCCCGGAATGGGGTGTGTATGAAGCACATAACTTCTTTACCCCGGATAAAGTTGACTACTCTGGCCTGACCCATCTTAACTACGGTTTTGCGGTGGTGAAAGACGGTGTAGTAACCATGCATGACACCGACAAAGCTCCGGGCCTGATCAAAGATTTGGATAAACGGACTGAAGCGGCCAATGTGGCGCATATGATTTCCGTCGGTGGCTGGAATAACTCTCAGGAAGGTGTCTTCGAAAACGCAACCGCCACGGATGCAGGTCTTGAGAAACTAGCCAACAGCATGGTCAGCTATATGGCGCAGTGGAATTTCGACGGCCTCGACATTGACTGGGAATACCCGGACACCGAAGCTGAAAAAGCCCAGTTCACCAAACTTATTCAGTCTCTGCGTAGCAAGCTGGATGCACAGGGCCTGAAAGATGATAAGTACTATCAGCTTTCTGCAGCAGTCACTACCAACCACAACAACATTCAGTACATCAACCCGGCTGTGACCGCGCCGTTGCTGGATAGCGTAAACGTGATGGCGTATGACATCCACGGTGCTTTTGATCCATTAACCGGTCATAACGCGCCACTGTTTGAAAACAGCCATGATGAAGATAAAGACCTGAACGTGGCCGACACCATGACTGCTTACGCCGACACCTGGCAGGTGCCAAAAGCTAAGCTGATGATGGGGATCCCTTACTACGGTCGTGGCTGGGGTCATGTCCCGGGTACGGAAATCATTGCTGGTTTACCGGGCATGTTCAACACCGGTGCAGCATCGGTCAAAGGCGCATGGGATGATGCAGATCAGTTAACAGGTACCAACCCGTGGTATGTGTTGAAACAAAAACTGAACACTGGCGAATACACCCGCTACTGGGACTCAGAGTCACACGTACCGTATCTCTATAGCAAAACCAAGCAAGAATTCCTGACCTATGACGATCCGCAGTCTATTAAGGAGAAAGTTGACTATATCAACGCTCAAGGCTTTGGTGGCGCAATTCTTTGGGATATCAGCGGTGATACCCCGGAACACGAACTGGGTAATATCGTTAAAGAAGTAAAAAATACGCCTCTGCCGGATGATTCCGACGTGCCGGTACCACCAGACGTCGATCCGATTATTGATAAGGACGATCTGAAGGGTATTCTGGTTAGCCTGCTCAATGGTCAGACAAAAGTTATTGTTAACCTTGATGCAAACAAGCTGAAGAGTGGCTACGGATTTACTGCGTCTGTCGACGGGAATTATCTCTTCAACAGCGACGGTTCCAAATCTGTTAACAACACTGTGGGCCGCTTTGGCAAAGAGGTTTCATTAAGTTCCTCCTTTGATGCCACAAGTCGTTTGAAAGTGGGTTCAGTTATCACTGTGACACGTGATTATCCGAATAAAGCGGTTCTCGGCGAATTAACGGTCACACAGGATATGCTTGACGGTAATAACCCGGTCATGTCTGATGGCACCGTGAGCTCTATTAGCGTGTCAAAAGTCAATAACGTGCCGTATGTGTTCGTTGATTTTGATAAAGCGATACTTCACAGTGCGGACGGTTCCTCTTATGTCGCTAAAGTCATTAATGATGATAAGAAAAAAGGGAACTCCATTTTCAACTGCGATAACGGCAAATGTGCATACAGCACTGTGACTGAAGATAGCTCTGTTTCCCACGTTAAGTCGGATGAGAGAGATATCTCTCTCGGTGAAACCGTTGTCATTGAGCGTATTTCACCTAACCCGGCGACTGTCGCTAAAATCGTCGTCACCAGTTTTGATCCACAACCGCAGCCAGAGCCAGAACCAGAGCCAGAACCAGAGCCAGAACCAGAACAGGTGCACGGTCTTAAAGCCACACTGTTCCAGAACGGTGGTTATACTGGTGATAGCCTGGATATTACCGGGGACATCGATTGCTTAGACGGTGTGAAGATGAAAAATGGTACTGACGCCAATGATGCAGTATCGTCCGTAACATTGCCAAAAGGTTCGTTGGGAGTACGTATATTCTCAAACTGTCAGTTCAAAGGAACTACGTACATATTAGCATCTCTATCTAATTATGATTTTACCCAGAAGACCAGCGAAATGAACAAAGCAATTTCCTCTGTTCAGGTTTTTAAAGCGATTGCTTATGACACTTCCTATTATACTGGCGACTGGGTAAATGTTATGGGGGATATTCCATGGCTCCAAGGGGATAGTTATTGGAAGGATTCTCACAGGAATTTCGATGGTCAGATGTCCTCAATAAAGGTTGCTGAGGGTTATAACGCCCGCATATATTCTGAACGTGACTATCAGGGGTCTTATATTGATGTGAAGTCAGGTGAACAGATCCCCGATCTTAAAAAGTTGTCATTTGATAACAAAGCCTCTTCAATAAAATTCTCCATCGATAAAACTAAGTAA